CGGATTACTTGTGATCCACCATTGAGAACGTCACGGACAACTGTGTCGAGTGAGTCGTTCATGTTGAACGCAACAATGTTCGCAAGAGCAGGTTCTACGTCAGCGAGTGAGAAGAGATCGAGCTTGCGAGTTGAGATGATTGAGTTACCGTACTCATTGAGGGTAACTGCGACAGTGCTGGTTGCAGGAACTGCAACTGCATCTGGATCGACAGTTTCTGTCAATGGTGAGGTAGCAACTGCAAGGTCATTGTAAAGTTGGAACAATACAGATGAACCTGCGTGGGACTGCATGGCTGGCTTCTTGTCAGCAACAGAGCGGAATGACGGAACGGAACGAAGAGCGAACTCTACGAGCTTGTCATACGCCTGAGTAACAAGGTTAGCACCAACAACAGTTCCCGCTTGACCTGCTGGCAACGCAGCAGCGGTATACAAATTAGGCATTTACCTATCCTCTTTGGTCGAAGTGGCTACGATTATGAACCGTAGATAAGTTTTAGGATTTCATCCTGGGACTGAGCGTTGTTAATACGAAACGCTAAATCCTCGGACTTGTCGGGGGATAAAGCACCACTTGTAACGGCATCCATCTGTCGCAATGCTGCGACGTCCTGCTGACTTACTTCGTTCTCTGGTTTAAGTTCGAATCCGAAAACATCGGCATTCTGGTCTAACCACTGCGAAATAGCATCCTCAGATGCATCTAAGTCAGAGGGTATGAAAGCGGCTACCTTTGGGTTTACGCCACGGGACGAAAATACGTCCTTCAAAATCCGCTCTCTTTGGGACTTACTGAGTTCACCTAGTGAACTTTCAAGTTCCTTGTTTCTCTTCTGCTCAGCCTTCAAAGCCTTACGCAGTTTCTTTACAAGGTCAGTTTCCGATTCGTATGATGGCGTAAAGTCATCATCTTCTTCTTCGTCATCCCAGTAGTTATCGCGGTTGTTGCTCATAGCAACTCTCCCTTTCTAGTAGTTGGCGTACGCCTCAATACCTACAGGGGAATAGATATTGGCTCGTACTATCGGTCTAATACGCCGCACGGGGCCGATGGATCCGTGTCGGGATTCTGTTATATTGCTCCCATTGCGCTTCCTGCACGCAAGGCAACCTGAGACAATCCACTAGAGCCCTTGAATGCTCCAATTTCTTGTTCAGCAAGTTTCTTACGGCGTTGTGAAGCCATTCCGAGGAACTGTTCAGATTGCAACTCTTGTTGAATCTTTGCTGCGGTGGCTGGTCCAGCCTCAGTTCCACGTTCGTAAATTGCAGAAAGTTTCTGAGTAGGCTGTAATTGCTCAGCGATATTCTCGTATCCTTGACCAGCAAGTTGAGTGATCTGAGCCTCGCTATAACCAAGTGCGGTTAGACGAGCAGCCTGTTCTTTAGCAAACTCTGTATCGAGTTTGATGCCTGTAGCCTCGTTAGATCTACGGATTGCTTCAGTAGCAAATGCGCCAGATGTACGACGATCTTCTAGAGCCTTAGTACCAATACTTGGGTCTAGAAAGAAGGATGTTAGTTCTGAAGGATCTCCGATGTACTTCAACTCTTTGAGAGCAGCAATGTACGCTGGGTCTGCGTTAATAGCTCTCAAGCGAGCAGCATTAGCACGCTCATCAAGTTCTGCTACAGATACATCATTCTGCATGTACTTGGCAATCGACTCATCTGTTGTGAATCCAGCTCTTGCTGAGACGCTGCTAACATACTTATCAATGACACGCTTGTATCCTAGAACTAAACCTACAAGTTCTCCAGGCTTTTTCTTCGTTGTCAACTTCTCGTTGAACTTACCAAAGTCTTTATAGAATGGAGACTCAATTGCTGCGCCTTGCGCAGGTTGATATGTTGGTAGATATAGATACTGATCTACAACATTCTCAAGTTCATTTTCTCCAGCAAACTTAGCCTCTTTAAGGACTACTCTAAAGTATTCTTTGCTATTATCTACAGTAGTTTCAGGTAAGCCAGCAGCAAGAAGTTTTGCTTTAAGAATTAACCATTTGCTGTCAAAGGTATCGACTACAGGAGTTTCTTCTTTAGCAGGAGGGGGGGTCTCTTCAGGTGGAGGAGGGGTAGATCCACCATCATCAAAATTAGGACCGCTATCTCCAATACCACCAGTGCTACCACCGTTAGTATCTCCACCACCGGTATCACCACTGCCAGTATCACCGTCACCAGTATCACCACCATCACCAACATTGCCACCTACATCAGCTCCGCCAAATGGCAAGTCTTCTGGGTTGACAGTATTATCGCCAGTAAATCCATTTCCACCATCAGTTGCTCCATTACCAAGTCCTTTACCAGCAGCAGTGCCACCAATAGCAGGAAAGACTCCGTATGGAGGTCTTTCTTGTGTTCCTTCTTCTATCTTGGCAATCTTTGATTTGCTTGCTTTTGTGGGAGCTTTTGCAGTAGCCTTCGTGGGAGTTTTTGTGGAAGCCTTAGTTGGAGTCTTGACAGTAGATTTAGGAAGGTTGCTAGGACCAGGCGCTTCTTCTGCTTTAGGGGCAGTCTTAGTTGTAGTTTTAGCAGTTTGAGGAGCCTTTGCTTTGACGTCAGCAACTTTTTCTTTTACTGCTGTTTCAAGTTTGGTTATAGGGCTGTTCTTGGAAGTAGAGGCACCAAGACTCTTTGCATCGGCAACATCGTTTTTAATCTTTGTTTCAAGTTGGTTTACCTTTTTAATATCCGCTGCAGTAATCTTTGGCTTTGAAAGGATAGCATCAATTTGCTTTTCGGCATTCTTAGCAGACTCAAAGGCTTTATTGGCTTCAAGAACTTTAGGGATATCCTTAGCTATCTTGACTACTGTTTCAACAATTTTTTTAGCCACTATATCAGCCTCTCAACTTTGACTCGATGATGTCACCGATACTTGAGTAAGAATTAAATGCGTCAGGACTTGTATCCCAATCAGAACTTCCACGCACGATTTGATATACTTCCCAATCTGAAGCAGCACGATAGTTGCCCTTTTCATCCTTGTAGTTCAACATTCTCTTGATGAGAGGGTCATCCATAGTGTAGTTCTTCTTGGTGATATTATTAGCAATCTTGATGTACTGATCTGCGTAATCCTTGATATCCTCACCATTTGCTAGGACATCTGCCAGACCAGGATTCAACTTAGCAGCCTGGTTGCGAATCTTCTGTTTAGCATCTGATAACTTCTGCTTAAGTATTTCAGGGTCTCCTGTGCCGATAAGATCTCTGACAGTATCTGCCATAGATCCAAATGCTGGCTCAGCCAATCCATTGTTTTTATAGGTGTTTCTTAGCTCATCTAGGAATGTCTTAGCAGCACCACCCATTTCAGGTGTAATCTGGACACCACGATCTGCTAGGTACTTAGCGAGGAAGTTAGTCTGCTCTTCAGCAGTAAAGCCAAGTCCAGAACGGGTAGTTGTAGACTTACCTGAGGTTCCGCCAGTTCCTGTAGTTGTAGTTCCTGCTGCTGTAGTTGTTACGGCTTCTTTCTTGGCACGAGCATTGAACTTGTTCATGAATCGAGTAATCTCAGACTCAGGAACAGCCTCACCATAGGCTGCATAGTAAGCCTTAGAAAGCATTGTTGTTGCATCTGACTTATCAATAAGGTTTATTGCAGTAGATACGTCTTTACTAAACTTGGTCTTAGACCCACCTGCTCCACCCTTATCAAGGTTATCCTGTAGAAGGGTTAGATATTCCACGCCATTAAGACGTGCTTCAACCACAGCCTCACGGAAAGCCTTAGTATCTTCATAGCTAAATGTTCCTAGAGGAGTATCTCCTTTAGACTTTCCAGTTGCGCGAAGTAGTGCCTGTAAATAGTTAGCGTTATTACCAAACCCATCGCTGCGAAGCTGTGTACGTAGTGAGTCAATTTCTGCAGCAGCCATATTGCTAAAAGCTACTGGATCTGCTTGAGCGAGAGTACGACTGTAGAAACTACCTTCTGCTCTAATGCGGGATGCTACTTGCGCAGCTATAGCAGCATTACTGTTTGCCATAGTACCCATAGAAGCGTAGGCTGTCGAGGTCATTATCCCTGACGAGTAAGGTATTCTTGTTTCTGCCACGTTAGTCCTTTGCCTTCATAGTTCCTGCAAATACACGATAAAACATTGGAGCGAATGCTGGGTTTTGTAACATCAAGTTATCAGCAAGTTCCTGTAGTTGACCACGCAATTGACTTGCGTACCAATGGGAACTTCCAAGATCTGGTTCTGCTGTAACACGAGTCTGCTTAAGCAACTCAATAGCATTTGAGTATGCTTGATAGAACTCTTGCGTTTCTTTGTATACAGGAGACATTTCAAATGCCTTATCCTGCAGAGCCTTAGCCACATTGGCGATACGCTCTTGATCAGTACCAACATTGATGATAGATGCTGGAGCAGCACCACCAAATCTCTTGTTAAGGTTATTTATCTCTTGGGCATACCAGACATCTGAGTAACCCATAGCAGCTTGCATCTCAGAGATCTGAGACTTAGCCATCTTGTACACAAGTTCTTCTGCTGCTGCAGCAAGTTCTTCTGTACTTAGAGCCTCACGACGTCCTGTTTTCTTCTGCCAAGCGTAGTATGCTGTAGCACCTTCTCCACCAGGGAAGAAGAATGGAACAATATCACCGCTCTTAGTTGCGTACTTATCAGCAGCACCTGGATTCATGTTTAAGAATGTCCAAGCATCTTTAGTACCTGTAACAGTACGTGTAGAACCACCGAGAATAGCCATTAGATTTCTTTCACCAAATTCAGAAGAAAACTCATGAACTGCTGCAAAATAA